CTAGTGGATATAGTCATATCGGTGGTGAGGAGTACATAAAGCTAAGCTATTTTGATGATGATATTAATAATGTCTTTGATTTAATCACATCTTACAATCAGCATCACACTATTAGTCTACCTCACAAAGATACATCTGATAGAAAATGGGCAGAGACCTGGAAAGATACTACTCCTGATGGTAAATATAATCTTGAGAATGGAGAAGAGGCTAAGGAGCTGCTTAAGGGGATAGGATGGCAGTTCTGCAATAAGAGAAAGGATGGCTCAGAGTATTGGACTAGACCTAACAAAGATATAAAAGATGGATTCTCTGCTACTTTTGGCTTTCAAAATAATATGTTCTATATATTTAGTGAGGATGGAGGAGCTATAAAGCCATTTGAATCTAAGCAAAGCTATTCACCATTTAATATCTATACTTTAGTCAAGCACAATGGAGATTGGAATGCTGCTAAGGAGGCATTAAAAAAGAAATTTAAGATGGTAGATGATGACTTTTGGTCCACTACTCAGAATGGAGCTTACAATCTTAACAACTTTAAGTTCAAAACATTCCTAGATAACAATGATTTCTTTAAGCATTCCCCTGAGAAAAATGGCACATTTCAAATGATTAAGAAAGAGGGTATATTTTTAAATGAGGTATATGAGAAAGATATAAAAGACTTTGTATTAGATTACATAACCTCTAATGATAAGCCTGAGGGAGTTTATAATTTAATGAGTGGCAATCTTAAGTTCTTTAAAAGAGAATTTCTAGGGATATTGACTAGTAAGAATGTAAGTCTATTGAAAGATGATAAAGATAGTGCATATCTATTCTATACTAATTGCATAGTAAAGGTATCTAAAGATAAAAAAGAGGTACTATCTTATGCTGATATGGATCTATCTATTTGGAGAGACCAGGTCATCAATAGAGACTTTAAGAAAACAGATCACCATAGTTCAGAATTTAGAACTTTTATATGGAATATAGCAGGTAAAGATAAAAGTAAGTACAAAGCATTTCAGACTGTAATCGGATACCTCCTGCACAGCTATAAAGATAGAAGTAACAACAAAGCTATTATCTTTAATGATGAGGCTATTTCTGATGTGCCTAATGGTAGAAGTGGAAAGGGATTGTTTTGGAATGCAATGGGACATCTTAAGAAAGTGCAGAGCTTAGATGGTAAGTTGTTTGACTTTCAAAATAAATTCCCCTATCAGAATGTATCTACTGATTGTCAGATATTAGTATTTGATGATGTTAAAAAGAAGTTCAACTTTGAGAGCTTATTCAGTGTGATTACTGAGGGTATTACTATTGAATACAAAGGTAAGGATTCTATTAAACTAGATGTAACTAACAGCCCTAAGATTATCATTACTACCAACTATACCATCTCAGGCAATGGTGCATCTTTCAATGCTAGAAAGTATGAAGTGGAGATGGCTAAGACATTCAATGATAAATTTACTCCTGTAGATCTATTTGGTCATGAGCTGTTCGTTGATTGGGATGATGACCAATGGGCAGCCTTTGACAATTATTGTCAAGAATGTATACAGATATATCTTAATGTAGGACTTATAGAGATGCCTACTATAAATCTAAACTTTAGAAAGATATTAGATGAGATAAGCAGTGAGATGTATTATTTCTTTGAGGATCTAAAAGAGGATACTTACTACTCAGTGAAAGAACAGTTATACGATTCATTCTGCAATGCATTCCCTGATAAAAAGAACTACATAACACAGAACAGCATCACAATTAACTTTAAAAAGTACTGCGAATACAAAGGATATATCTGCTCTACCAATAGGAATGGAGGCAGTACTAGATTGTCATTTGTACCGGAGGTAAAAGAGCTAGATATATGGGATGAATTAACAATTAAAGCTATGAATATATAAACAATTTAAAACAAACAATTATGAAAAAAGGAATGACAACTAGAAAAATAACTAAGGAATTTATATCAGCAAATTTTTTAGAGACAACAGTAGAACACAATGGATGTCAGGGAGGAGATGCAGGGCATGGAGGATTTATAAAAATAACCTTTGAAAATATATCATCTACTATGATGCTAGTTAATGGTGAAAGATGTGAAAAATTTAGTTTTGAATTTCAAGGCTCTGCTGAAAGACAAACATTTGTAGAGTCATTACAATTTATATTAGATGAGTTAAAAAGTGATGTAACATATTGATTGTAATGAACAAAGAAAACAAAACACTACTTAAAGCCTTAGAGATTAACTACCTCACACTTAAGCACCCTACCATGCCATACATAACAGCATCAGATTGGAATGATAACTCAGCCAATGCTCTCACTAAATGTATCATTCACTTTCTAACCTATTCAGGCTTTCAAGCTGAGAGGATTAATACAATGGGAGTATATAGAGAGGGTAAGAAGATACAGGTAGGAGAGAATACTAGACAGCTGAAAGGCACTTATACTCCTAGCACAGGTACAAAAGGCTCAGCTGATATATCTGCTACCATTAGAGGTAGGTCAGTTAAGATAGAAATAAAATTCGGAAAAGATAGGCAGTCAGAAGTGCAGAAGAGGTATCAAGAAAGCATAGAGCAGGCAGGGGGTACATACTTTATTGCTAGAAATTTTGATGAATTTATGATATTTTATTTAAAATTCCTTGCAGATATAAAATAATTGATTACCTTTACTGAAATTTAAATCTATATTATGGAAACAAAAACAAAAGCTGTAGTATCAGCACCTGTACTAACACTGCACCAAAAGCTACACAAGGCTAAGCAGTCAATCGGCAAAGTAGCTAAGAATGCTACCAATCCCCACTTTAAAAAGTCCTACAGTGACATTAATGCAATCATTGAGGCAGTAGAGCCTATTCTATTAGAGAATGGTCTACTATTACTGCAGCCTATTCAAGGCAATTCAGTATGTACTCAGATTATCTGTATAGATTCTAATGAGTTAATAGAGTCATGCATGGAATTACCTGCAGGACTTAATCCTCAGCAAATGGGATCATGTTTGACCTACTACCGCAGGTACACATTGGTCAGCCTTTGCTCGCTTCAATCTGTTGATGACGATGCAAATCTAGCTAGTGTACCTGTTAAGGCAGCTAAGCCTGCAATCACTACTCAAAGATTTGAGGAGGCACTTGTAGCTATTCAGAATGGTAAGTATACAATCCCTCAGCTTAAGGAGGCATTTGAGTTAACAGATTTGCAAACTAAGGCACTACTCCTGTTATGAAATGGCATCCATCTTCACTCGGAAAACTAATGATAGAATCTCGGACTAAGTCAGAGGTGCTATCTGAAACTACTAAGACCTACATTAGAGCTGTAGCTAAGCAGGATTTCTATGGTTACAATGTAGATCTGAATAACAAGTATATCAATAAGGGTAATCTACAGGAGAATGATTCTATTGCTCTATTCAACTCTGTAATGTTCAGCAACTACTCTAAGAACACTGAGAGGCTGAATAACGAATGGCTCACAGGAGAGGCTGATATAGTTCTAGATGACCAAATAGTAGACATTAAGACATCATGGTCATTAGAAACGTTCCCTGCTACTCCTGAAGAGGGTATAAATAAACTGTACGAATGGCAGCTAAGAGCTTACATGATGTTATATGATAAGAACTATGCTAGTCTAGTCTATTGTATGGTCTCTACTCATCCATCACTACTCAATGAATGGGAGAACTTATCACTGCATCAGGTAGATCATATAGCTCCTGAGAAGAGAATTACTACTCTACTCTTTACTAGAGACCTGGAGCTTGAGGAGGAGATTAAGGTACGGTTGCATCACTGCACTGAGTACTATGTTAAGTATATTAATCAATTAAATAATAAATAAAATGACAGAAAAAGAATTTTACCAACAAGCAATGATTGCAGCAATGCAAGGACTGCTATCAGCAATCGGAAATGGCTATGCAGCTGAGTACGTACATCCTCACTCAACTGTAGCTCTTATGGCTGATGAGTATGCAAAAGCTCTAACAATAAGAGCAGAGATTGAAGTAGCAAAAATGAGACTAGACAATCCATTCCCTGACAAAGTAGTATGACACCAAAAGAGAAAGCAGATGAGTTATTTTGGAAATATAGACCAATAATAGCAGGAAAACAATTTGTAACAGGTTTAGTATTAATGTCAGAAGCCAAAGAATTAACAAAACAATGTGCAT